ATAAACTAGGTAAAGCCATCGATTCCGCTGTTAAACGTGTGATCATGGATGAGCGCAGAGTTGGAGGACTTCTTTACAATGGCCGACGTTAATTTAACTCTGGATCTTCGTCTAGATATCCGAGAAGTCACTTCACACAGAATCCGTAAATACGGTTTCGGAGATGGCTATGAAGTCATTGCTGCAGATGGTATTAATTCGCGAATGACTGAATATGCAGTTACAACAGAGCCAATCAGGGCTGGTGGCACTCAAACGCAATTCCAAACCAGGCTGGACAAAGTCTGTAAGGGCGATTACTTCTTGATAACACTGACGCCTTTTTCAACGGAACAGCGTCGATATCGCTTAAAGGATTCGACATACCAGCGTCGGATCATGCCTGCCAGTGGGGCAATGGAATTCAGCTTTACGTTGATCGAGGCACACGCTTATGCCTAATCGAAAGATTATTAAAGAGAGTCGGAAGTTAATCCAAGACTCTCCGATTATTTTGTTTCAGATCTCAGGAAATGATTCATCAATGGCCAGTCAATGGTCTAATGATTTGTTCTTAGTCTCTCCTGAGCAATCAGGTGGGCATACAGTTCGTTATGACGACAGAGATGGAAATCTGCAGACCTATCAGCCGATTCCAATCTCTGCGGGTGGTTTTGAGTTGAGTGGAAGTAATTCACTGCCTCAACCACAACTACGAATATCCAATGTCGATGGTCAGATGACTCTGTATAACTTTGATTTTGAGGATTTAATTGGTTTTAGCGTCACCCGAATCAGAACATATACAAAGTATTTAAAGTCAATAGATGGAGTAGATCAAGCTAGCTACGATCCCAACGCACATTTCACGCCTGATACATGGTGGTTCAATCGCAAAACTGAGGAAAGCAAACTAGGTGTAACTTACGAATTGACATCTATTTTTGATCTAGAGGGTTTGGATCTGCCGAAGCGCCGGATGTATAGCAACTTCTGCCCGTTTGAATATCGTGGACCCGAATGCAATTTCACTGGATCTGCCGTCAGCAGTCCTGATGAATGTCCAAAAACCCTAGAAGCTTGCAGGGCACGATTTGGGACAAACCTACGTTTCGGTGGTTTTCCAGCAGCCACTGACAGATAGACAAATGGCCAAACTTCTCCATAGACGCATCGCTCAGATATCTCTCAAGTCGGTTCCCGCAGAGGCCTGTGGATTCGTTGTGGATGGCAAAGCAATATCCGTACCAAACCTTGCGGATGAGCCAACGGGTGGTTTTTTAATCAGTGCTGATGACTATTTGAAGTATTGCTCTGACACGATTTTTCACTCGCATCCAATTGGCGATAACAGCTTTAGCGAACACGACCGTGTCGTAGCTGCGAATATGGAATTAACGTCTTATTTATATGTGGTCGAAGCCGATCGTCTAGAGGTTTTGACTCCAGCAGGGGACGTAGAAGTATTTGAAAAGGTGTTGAACAAATGATGAAGATCCGTCTTGAAGGTGTCGCTGGTAAGCGCTTTGGTTACGAGCACGAACTAAATGTGCGCTCACCAAACGAAGCGATCAGAGCTTTGTGTCAGCTATTACCGGGTTTTCGTGCATTTCTATCTTCGGCGCATGAGTTCGGAGTCTATTTCCAACTTTTAACAAGTAAAGATTCTATTGGATACGACCATTTAGCACTAGGTGCGACTCAAATGACTTTGGTCCCGGTTATCACGGGTTCATTTTTCGGCAGTAATTTTGGAAAAATTCTACTGGGCATTGCTCTAGTCGCATTTGCATTTACAGGCTTTGGCTTGATGACAGTGGGTGCTGCAGTTGTCCCTGCGATTGCATCACTAGGTTTCGGTCTAATTTTTTCGGGTGTTGCGGGGTTATTCGCGCCAGGTGTACCTAACCCTACGAATAAACAGGAGGGCCGACCTGCTGATGAGGCAATTGCTAATGCAGCGTCTGCAACTGCTGCTGATGGGACACCAGTTCCTGTTGTGTACGGAGAGACACTAGTCACACGGATTCCTGTGGTGTCTTCATACATTATTGACGGCGGTGGTAGTGCTGATGCCTACTGGATGGGTGTTATTTCTGAGGGTCCAATTGTTGGTTTTCCCGACTCAGCATCAGAAAATCTTTACTTCAATGGCCTAAAAGGTGAAGCAGCCGGTGTGGATCAAACACAATTTACAGATGGTACTCAAGATTCTGCGAATGTAAACCTGTTGAAATTCCAGGGTTTTCACATGCAAATAGGTACAAACCTTGCAGGAGCGGGTGGAACCTATGAAGACCGCTTATCTGAGTCAGAAAGCCCTAATTCTTTTGAAGTTCGCAGTTTTAATAATCCCGAGGCTGATCAGCTCCGCATACGTATTCAGCAGCAACCTATTTACCAGACCAAGAACGTGTCTGAGAATGATGGTGATCAGAAATCAAGCTTTAAACCTTATGATGATGACACTGAAGTAGGTGGTGGAAACAACCCAATCGAATATAAGATTGAACTATTTGAAAACGGCTCTAAATTCAAGGAAGATGTTAAGACAGAAAATGAGGTTCTAGCAACCGAGCTACGAGTCTACGACTATGACATTACGGGGAAACAACATCCAATATCTGTACGAATAGAGCGCCTTGATAGAGGTTCTGCCAGAGGTCCAAAATCTAAAAAAGGTGGTGGAGGTACTCGTAACTACACGTATGTAAAAGGAGATTTCGTTTGGTTATCTATGGAGGTTTTATGGGCTGAAAAGCTTGTATACCCCTTCACATCGCTACTTGCTTGCAGCTTTAAAGCCGGGGCAGTTTCAAGGCTACCAGGAATAACTGCATTGATTAAAGGCAGGATTTTACCGATCGTAAATCGAAATCTTAGTATTTCATACAGCTATTCGCGCAACCCCGCCAATGTAGTGCTTGACCTTCTGACAAATACTAGGTATGGAGCTGGTCAGCGTACATTTACGACTAATTCGCCATTAAATGAGACTGTCCATCAACCTGGAATACGATTTGCAGATATTGACTTAGCTTCATTCCTTAAAGCACAGAAATACTGTGATGATCACGATATCACTTTTGATGCGACTGTTTCATCTGATGCCGACACACTTGAGCTGCTCCGCAGCATCACGTCCACATTCCAAGGTCAGCTCGTTTATGCAGGAGGGTACATAACTGTAGTTATAGATGACGAAGTCGAGAATGATGACATCCAGAATTACAGACTATTTACAGAAGCAAATGTAATTCAAGATTCTGAGGGAGATGAGGTGAACACGCCTTGCTTTGTATATGAGGGCACAGCCAAAAAAGCCAGAACAACTGCGGTGCAGGTCAGTTATATAGATCGAGATACCTTCTATAAAGAAGCAAAAGTACTCGTAGAAGACAGGGACGCCATGCAGAAATATGGTTATAACCTGCAAAAGATTCGTGCTTTAGGCTGCACTGATAGAGCCCAGGCAAAGCGCTTAGCTCGCTATACACTTGCCACGAACATCCGGTCAACCGAAACCGTATCGTTCAAGACTGGCCCTGAAGGGGCGTTGTTGATGCCAGGTGATGTGTGCTTGATAGGGGATCCACTAAAAACCAGGATTGAATCAGGCGGACGTATTGTTTCTGCAACGACTAGTCAGCTTGTTGTCGATCGAACTTTGACCAGAAGAGGCGACTACGGCGACGGTGATTGGATGCTGTACACGTATACCAATGCAGGAATAGCGCAGAGAAATACGGTTTCTTCTGTTACTGGCTCCAGTATTAGTATCCAAGGCTCCTTCTCATCCCTCCCGTCATCTAATATGATGTGGATTTTGGTTTACGAAGGCTCTGTAAATAATAGTGATAATCGCTTTAATCGTTATCGCATTCAAAAAATAACTGAAGATGTAGAGGGCACATTCCAAGTCATTGCAATATTGTATGACCATGCCAAGTATGACTATGTCAATACGGGCAAGTCTGAATATGGGGCCACACGTCTCTTAAGTAGTGGTAAGAATAAAGTCTTAAAGACAAGTAAAATTAGTTTCAAGATACGCCAAAACGTTCCTTAGTGTCTACACCACTCCCTCTTAGCAGTCGTGTCACCGTTTTTTGGGAGGCACCAGTTCAACTAGCTCAAGGTGCGTTGGATTATGTTTTTGGTGCATCACTGTTCAGTGCTGAGTTGCCAGACAGCTCCGTTGACCGCTATGAATTAGAGCTGTATAACACCAGCCTACGTAAGTACATTAATCAGGGGTATGTATACTCAACGAGGGCCGATCTTGATGTTGGTGATGTAGAAAATGTTAAGGTAAGGATACGAGCAATACTCCGCGACGAAACAAAAACTTCTTGGGTTGAGTCCGGTACGCTTGTTCTGTCTTCATTCGCTGCTATTTTTGCGGATTCAGACAACACACTTTTCCTTAGTTTTGTCTGATGTCTTTATACGGCAGAGATGCGAATGGAGCGGACGCTTATATCCGCGCTTCAG